CAGAATCTTTGGAAGGGTTACCACTTTGACGGCAAGTACGAGGTGGTGCCTAAGGCGTATCGGATGATTCCTTTGCTGATGCCGTTGTTGCAGGCCGGTGGGCTGGCGCGTAAAACGTACCGGGGGGATTGGGCCATGAAGGATTACGAACTTCATGCGATGGCACAGTTGTTGCCGGTGTTTTCCGATTTGCGCAGGTTGTTCCCTGATGAGAAGCGTTATCAGGAACGGGCTTTGAGTAGTTGGATTTCGTGGACGTTCGGAATCGGGTTGCGCACCAACACCAAGTACGAGCAGGAGATGGAAAGAATCTCGCGTGCCTATGATATGCGCGATGAGCGCACTCAAGAACGCTCGCTAAGAGGCGCAACACTTCGCTAGGGACAAACTATCCTTAGGGTATGGATTACGTTACCCGCGGCGAGTGGGGTGCTATCGACTCAGGGAAGCCCCTGAAGCGCTTCTGGCGTCCCCTGCAAGGAATTGTCCTACACCACACCACGGGGCCGTCACACGGCCCGTGGAAGCGTATGAGAGGACACGACCGGTACCACGTACAGACAAAGGGATGGGATTCCATCGCCTACAATTGGCTGGTGTCTGGTGAATCGGGAGAAATCTTTGAAGGCCGGGGTTGGCACCGTGGCGCAGCGACGCGCGGGTGGAACTCTAAAACTATTTCCGTTTCCTACATTGGGAATTCGGATGAGAGGTTCACGGTTCTCGGCAAGGAAAGTATCCTTGCCGTCGTCGGGGCCATCCGGGAAAAATATGGCAACCACCTTTGGGTTAGATGCCACAAGGATTTTTCCTCAACCTCATGCCCCGGCGTAAACCTGAGTACATGGGTGGGAGAAGGGATGCCCATGCACAACAACCCGTCGAATGTCGCTATCGACTGGAACGGGATTCTTCGCTACATCATCGACGGGGGACAGGAAGCCCTCCCTATTAGACGACGTTCTAAGGGCGCGTGGGTGGCTCTCGCCCAACAGCGCCTCAACGACCGGACAGGAGCCGGTCTGAAGGTGGATGGTATTTACGGGCGGCGATCAATAGCCGCGTGTAAACAGTTCCAATCCAATTACGCAATCAAAGTCAATGGGATCATTGACACACACACATGGAAGGTGTTGTGGACAACATGAAAGATTTACTTGAACGAGCAGCATGGACATTCGCGCAAGCGTTCTTAGCCCTATTTGTGGTCGGTGACTACGGTACCCTAAAGGTTGCCCTCATCGGTGGCGTGGCTGCTGCCCTATCAGTCGTCAAGACTTACGCAAAGGAAAAGATAGCGTAATGGAAGAGGAAGCCATGAACGCAAAGTTCGACAAATGGGCGGACGAATATGGTTACGTGGCGACCGAAATCTATGAAGAAATAAAGGGCACATCACATCTGTTAGATGTAGCCGACCTCAACCATGCGAAATGGCACGACAATACGCTAGGCGTTCTTGTAGTACTTCCTTACGAACACGCTATGGCATTTACAGCCGAAAGTATTATGAACGACTTTGAAAACAGTCCTCTTCACAACTATGTATTCTCCACTATTAGCGGACTAATAGTGAATTCGGTAGACGCTATGCGCGAAATTGATTCGCTAGGTGATGACTGAATTCGGGTCTAATTTCTGGGTCTAACATCACGCAAATACTCTTTTACTAGCGGATGAATAGACAGTTTACGTTTTAGTTTCTCCAATATACGGTCGCGCTGGCGAGCGACTGTAGTCTTAGGCATTCCTAATACATACTCCACTTGGCGCAAACTCATACGCTCAAATAGGAGAGCGTTTAGAAGCCAATACTCCCACGGTTCAAGGATTTCAAGTGCGTCAAGGACAACGGCTTGTAGGTCAGCACGTTCCTCTTTAGAAATACGCGGTTCGCTGTGTGGGCTAGCCTGTTGGAGTGCCTGAAGAAGTGTGTCGGGGGCCCCTCGTATTTCCGTATAAGACGATCCTCGTAGCCCTTCAAGGGGGTCAAACGGAAACTCCCTCTTCGCCATTCCCCCCAGTATAGGTCATGGGGGGATTTAAAAAATCTTCCGCAATGACTCTTGTACCTTCAGCGTCGTAGCCAGATGGTTCGCCTTTTTCCCACGCTTCGTCGTGATCAATCCACCCTAAAATTTCTACTGCCCGGAACTCCGGTGCCACAGGTCGCACAACGAAGAGAATCAAACCTTTGCCTAGTTGTTTGCGACGCACGGCAGCGTTGCTGCTTGTACGTACGCGCCTAACTTCGATGTTGTGACCAACATCTGCCATGCCCTTGAACTCTTCGTGCCTGTTCTTGGGCCACACATGGCCCGACCAGTACTGGTTGGTCAGTTTGGCGACCGCTAGTTCTCCCACGCAAGCAGCCGCTTGCGCTGTGCGGTCGTCCTCCATGCGCTTCTTGTCATAGTAGGGGGCGTCAGCCTTGCCCCAGTTCTCAATGTAGCGACGAGCGCCTACATGCAACGCCCATTCGTATTCCCAAGAATGTAGTTCCACGAGGATCATTCTTTGCTCGCTTTCAGTTGAACCACAAGCCGGTCGTTGGGGATAATACCCGCTCGCTGACACCCATCTAGGCAGAGTTTGACGTAATTGTCCAAATCTCCACGTAAAGGAGTTTGCCATTGAGTCAAGGAGCGGACGGTGATGTACGTTGCTTCTTCGCAAAACGTCATCTCCACCGCAACCGGTCCCTCAAAGACCGGCGCGTTATCATCCACCGCTTGAGCGTAAGATTTTTCCGCTTCGACGGTTTCCTTCGGCGTGTAAACGCGACCTTTCCGCGACATTCGGGGACGACCCTTGGGCTGTGGTCTACCGGGTACGACGAATGAGAACTCATGTGGCGACTTTTGCCCGTTGTTGGGCGTCGCTGACGAGTCGGTCGATTTGCCTTTCGCAGTCGTGGCGTCCGGTGAATTTCGGGCCATCATCCCACCATTGTCCTAAGCGTGTGTCTAGGTCTTTAGTCCACGAGATGACATCGGTACGAGTGTAGCCCGACTCAAACATCGAACGCGCGAACCTGTTTAGGAAACCGTGCCGCCCCTTGCCTGCTCCGTGTTCACGGTAGTAAGGGACTGGTCCGTTGTGAAACATTTCCGAAGCCAATCCACGCAAGCGAGAACCGTCTACCCGCATGAGAGGTTCCTTGCTGTAGTCCCTCTTCGGTGGCAGGTTGGGTATCACGGGCTGGGGTGGTTCATGCAGGACTGCGGCACGTTCCAGCACCGCTGTAGGCGTTCTGTCTTGTTCGGCCAAGATGATGAAGTCGAATATGTCTAAGCCTTCGTCATCGGTGTCTAGTATCACTTGCTTGTCTAACAGGCCAGTACCATGCGCACGCTTCCCACCATACGGCAAACGCATGTAGTTGCCGGGTGGTCCCTTCAGAGAATCCTGCTTGGGATACACGGCATCATATTTCGCTCCCGCTAAGTCCAAGGCAGCCTTCATGGCGCGACGCATCACCGACGAGCGCACCCAGTCCCTGTTGAAAATCCACAGGTGGCAGCCCTTGCTGCGTGAGAGTTCTACCCACGAATGAATATCCAATGCCTTGAAAATCATGGCTACATTGCGGGCAATGACAAGAGAGTCAGCGCCTTCATCTATGTCAATGGACCCCCATTTACACATCCACAAATCAGGATTCATCTTCTCGTAATAGCGATTATTGTCAACGTCCTCACGCCACGTATCGGGACCACGCAGTTCGTAATTAGGGTCGTAAACCATCGGGTAAATCCCGATCATTTCTTCCCCAGTGAGGTGGCGTTCTAGCAGATCATCGTCTACCTCTGCCCAACGACAGCCGCCTGCGTCTGTTCCATAGGCGTGCGGAAAGCCTCTGAACAGGTTACGAAATTGAGATGCAGGTAAGTTATTCATCTAAACTCATCTGTTCCCATGTGATACCCGGCTCTAAGAGCCGCCCGCTAGCGTGGATTGTGAGGTTGACTTCCGCTTTTTCTCCGTCACCTGATTTATTCTTCCACAATCCTACGCTTATTTCATTTCTGTAGTGTTCACGGGTATCTTCCTCAAGGTTCATGTCATCCCACCTGCGCCATGTCTCCAAGAGAAAGTGGCTTTCGCTGGTGGATGCGTACCGGCCTGCTTCTATGCCACCGGCATGGCCACGGTTCCCTGAACCGCGCCCAGATTGGTGGAGTATTACGCCTACGACATGCCAGTCTGATACCAACTGCTTGAATGATTCGATTTTGGCTTGGACGCTGGCTGCGTCGCCCGTGCCACCGCCTCGGATCAACTCCAAGTAGTCGTAGATGATCACCTCTGGGCGTTGTCCATCCCAGAGTTCGACGGCTGCTATGCGCATAGCCTTGTCGATGTCGTCTACGGTCATGCCCGTGGATTCAA